TGGCGGTCGAACCCGATCACCCCGACTACGCCAAGTTGATGGGTGTGCCGACCAAGGCTTCGGGCGGCGGATCTTCCGGGGCTCCGGCGCAGGCAGCACCCGCGTACCAAGCACCGGCTCCGCAACGCGCACCCGTGACGGGCAAACCGGCGTGGGCGCAGTGAGGGAGGTGGCCATGAACGCATCCATCCTCACTGCCAGCCACTACGGCGTCGTGCATTTCGGCGATCTCGACTGCGAGGCGGTCGTGCTCACCACCGGCGAGCGCGGCTACGTCCGCAAGGAACTGGCCAAGCTCCTCGGTTTTCACGAATCGCACAAGGGTGGCCGTTTCGCCCGTTTTCTGGCCGACATTGCACCTAACTCATTGTCTCTATTGGAAAAATCATCCGGGCCGATTTTGCTGCCATCGGGACGCCAGACCCAGTTCTTCCCTGCAGGCATCATCGCGGACGTGGCCACCTCCGTGGTGGACGCAGCCATTGCAGGCACGCTGCACCGCGCACGCCAGGGCATCGTCGGTAACTGCCTGACGATCATGCGCGCTCTTGCCACCACTGGCGAGGTCGCGCTGATCGACGAGGCCACTGGCTACCAGCACCACCGCGCACCGGATGCGCTGCAGGAGCTGATCTCCAAGTTGCTGCGCCAGTCCTGCGCATCGTGGGAGCGCCGCTTCCATCCGGACTACTACCGCGCCATCTATCGGTTGTTCGGCTGGAAGTACCAGGGCCACGACCAGAACCCTCCGCACGTCGTCGGCCAGATCACGCTGCGCTGGGTCTACGGGCCGGTGCTGCCAGAAGACTTGCTGGGCGAGATCCGCAATCGCAAGGGCATCTCGCAGAAGCACCACCAGTGGCTGTCCGATCAGGGACTTGCGCATCTGGAATCGCAGATTCACGCCGTCACGGCGATTGCGCGCAGCTCGATGAGCTACCCCGACTTCAAGCGCCGCTGCGAAGCCGCTTTCGCTGGTGCTGCCCTGCAGTTGGGCCTGCTGCTCGATGAACTCGAGGAGGGGGCGTGAAATGCTGGGCCTGCAAACGACAGGCCCGGGGCTACGGCCACACCGACAACCGCCACGGTGTGGGCGATCCCCGGCGCTATCCCATCGACTGGGTGTTCTGCTCGCGTCGCTGCCAGGACGCATTTCACGCGCTGTACGGCAACTGGCAGCGGGCCAAGGAAGGTCGCATCGACAAGACGGAGGTCGCCATGATTGATCCGTCTGATGTCGAACTGGCCGCAATGCGTCATTGCCTCAAGGCCTTCGGCGAGGCAGCGGGCGAGATCGGCTTCACCAAGCCGCTGGGCGATTACTCCGAAGCCGAGGCCCTGCGGGTGATCGACGCCATCGTCACTTGCTGGTCGGACGCAATGGTCGCGCACCACGAGTCCAGCAAGTTTCCGCCCGTTCGGGGCTTGCCGCCCACGCCCGATCCGCTGGCACCCAATGCCGCCAATCCGTTCGCGGATCTGGAGGACGACCTGCCTTGGGAAGAACCGAAGGGGAAGAAGCCATGATGGACTTCAATTCCTCATCGAGCATCGCGGGCCAGGTCTCCGCCCTGGTCGACGCCGGTTTGCAGCAGGCCCGCGCCCGCCAGTCTGAGCGCCAGTACCTCGGGGCCTCGCGCCTTGGGGTGGCCTGCGAGCGTGCGCTGCAGTTTGAGTACGCCAAGGCTCCCATCGACCACGGGCGGGACACCCCGGGCCGGATGCTGCGCATCTTCGAGCGTGGCCATGTCATGGAGGACTGCATGGTCGCGTGGCTGCGGGACGCGGGTTTTGACTTGCGCACCCGAAAGGCCGACGGCGAGCAGTTCGGCTTTTCGGTGGCCGATGGTCGCCTGCAGGGACACGTCGACGGCGTCGTCGTTGGAGGCCCCGAGGGCTTCGCCTATCCCGCGCTATGGGAGTGCAAGTGCCTGGGCAACAAGTCCTGGAGCGACCTGGAGAAAAAGGGCTTGGCCATCTCCAAGCCCATCTACGCCGCGCAAGTGGCGATTTACCAAGCCTATCTCGAACTGCACGAGCACCCGGCGATCTTCACGGCGCTCAACGCCGACACGATGGGGATCTACACCGAGCTCGTGCCCTTTGACGCGGCGCTGGCCCAACGCATGTCGGATCGGGCAGTGAAGGTCATCACGGCGACCGAGGCTGGCGAGCTTCTGCCACGCGCCTTCGTTGACCCGACCCACTTCGAATGCCGGATGTGTGCGTGGCAAGACCGCTGCTGGAGGACAACATGAGCAACGACACGCAATTCATCGGTGGGGTCGAACCGATGATCGACGCCAAGCAGGCCGCTGCCGCACTGCGACTGCCGTACTACTGGTTCGCTGATCCGCAGATGCGCAGCAAATACAAGATTCCCCACTACCTGATGGGCGGTCTGGTGCGCTATCGACCATCAGAACTGTCCGCGTGGGCCGCGCGCAGCACCGCCGCGCAGGGGCGCAACGGAGACGCCGATGTTGAGGAGGCCGAATGACGCTCGACTTCAACGACATCGCGCCACTGCCCGACCCCACCCGCCGCAGCCTCGGCGATGCCGAACGCGAAGAACTGCGTGCCGAACTGCTCGCGCGTCTTGAATCCGTTCTGATCACCTTGTTCCCGGCGGGCAAGAAGCGCCGTGGCAAGTTCCTGATCGGCGACGTGCTGGGTAGTCCAGGCGACAGCCTCGAGGTGGTGCTCGATGGCGAGAAGGCTGGACTGTGGACAGATCGCGCCACCGGCGACGGTGGCGACATCTATGCACTGATTGCGGCGCACCTCGGCATCGACGTGCCGGGCGACTTCCCGCGCGTGCTCGACGCCGCCGCCGATCTGATCGGACGCTCGCGTTCCGCACCAGTACGCAAGGCCAACAAGAAGGACGTGCCGGTCGACGAACTCGGCCCCGCCACCGCGAAGTGGGACTATCTCGACGCCCAAGGCCATCTCATCGCCGTCGTCTACCGCTACGACCCGCCCGGACAGAAGAAGCAGTTCCGGCCCTGGGATGCGAAGCGGCGCAAGATGGCACCGCCCGACCCGCGTCCGCTCTACAACCAGTCAGGAATGACCAGTACCGCGCAGGTGGTGCTGGTCGAAGGCGAGAAGTGCGCGCAGGCCCTGATCGACGCGGGCATCGTGGCCACCACGGCGATGCACGGCGCGAACGCTCCGGTTGAAAAGACCGACTGGTCGCCGCTGTCTGGAAAGGCCGTGCTGATCTGGCCCGACCGCGACAAGCCGGGCTGGGAGTACGCCACGCAGGCGGCACAGGCCATCTTGTCGGCGGGGGCCAAATCCTGCCACGTCCTCTATCCGCCCGAAGAGGCTGCAGAGGGCTGGGACGTGGCCGATGCCATCGCCGAGGGCTTTGATGTCGCCACCTTCCTCACCCACGGGCCGCGCCTTCAGATGCACGACGTGGCCGATGACGTTGATCCAGTCGTCAGCAGCGACGAGTCCGTCTGGGGTACGGAGGACGCGCTGGCGCTGTCCTTCACGCGCCGCTACCACCGCGACTGGCGCTACGTGGCTGGCTGGGGCAAGTGGCTGGTGTGGGACGGGCAACGCTGGCGCACCGAGGACACGCTGGCGGCCACGGACTTGATCCGCAGCGTCTGCCGCCAGACGGCTGTGCGCGCCGACAACCCCAAGGTCGCCGCCAAATTGGCCAGCGCAGGAACGGTCGGCGGTGTGGAGCGCCTGGCGCGCGCTGATCGCAGGCACGCGGCCACCACCGACGAATGGGATGCAGATCCGTGGCTTCTCAACACGCCGGGCGGTGTGGTCGATCTCAAGACAGGCCGGATGCGCACGCACGAGCGCGCCGACCGGATGACCAAGATCACCACAGCCACGCCCAGTGGCGACTGCCCGACCTGGAGGCAGTTCATCGATGAGGTCACGGGTGGCGACCAGGAACTTCAGTCCTACCTGCAACGGATGGTCGGTTACGCGCTGACCGGGTCGACGCAAGAGCACGCGCTGTTTTTCCTGTACGGCACAGGCGCGAACGGCAAGTCGGTGTTCGTCAACACGCTGGCCACCATCCTGCGTGATTACGCGACCAACGCGCCGATGGACACGTTCATGGAAACGCGCACCGACCGGCACCCGACCGATATGGCGGGACTGCGCGGCGCGCGCTTCGTGGCGGCCATCGAAACTGAACAGGGCAAACGCTGGGCCGAGTCCAAGCTCAAGAACCTCACCGGTGGCGACAAGATCTCGGCGCGCTTCATGCGCCAGGACTTCTTCGAGTTCTTCCCGCAGTTCAAGTTGTTCGTGGCGGGCAACCACAAGCCCGCCATTCGCAATATCGACGAGGCGATGAAACGCAGGCTGCACCTGATCCCTTTCACGATCACCGTGCCGCCCGAGCGCCGCGACAAGAACCTGCAACAGAAGCTCTTGGCCGAACGTGACGGCATCCTCGCGTGGGCCGTGCAGGGCTGTCTCGACTGGCAGCGCCACGGACGACTCTCTCCACCGCAGCGCGTGGTGGACGCCACCGAGGAATATTTCGAAGCCGAGGACGCCTTGGGTCGCTGGCTCGATGAGCGCTGCGTGCGCGAGCCCAACGCCAAGTCATTGACCGCCGAGTTGTTCAACGACTGGAAGCAGTGGGCTGAAGCCTCTGGCGAGTTTGTCGGCGCACAACGCCGCTTTTCCGATCTGCTCATCACGCGTGGGTTGGACAAATGGCGCAACGGGATGGGCGTGCGCGGGTTTCAGGGTATTGGCCTCAAGCATCCGCCGACCCCTGCCTACACCCCCTACGCGGACAACTGACCCCTATGAAAACCAAGCAGTCTGACGCAGCTGACGCAGTTTGTCGTAACCCCTACGCGTGCGCGTGTGCGCGCGCCTCATGGAGAGTTTCGTCACGAAGTGTCAGCTGCGTCAGATCTGCACCGGATAAGGACTGACACCATGATCACAACCATCCTCGCCCTTGATCTGGGCACTACCACCGGTTGGGCGCTGCGCGGCAGCGACGGCCACATCACCAGCGGTTCCGAGAGATTCCGGCCGCAGCGCTTCGAAGGCGGCGGAATGCGCTTCCTGCGCTTCAAACGCTGGCTCAGCGAGATCAAGCAATCCTGCGACGGCATCGACTGTTTGCACTTCGAAGAGGTGCGTCGCCACGTCTCGACCGACGCTGCGCACGCCTACGGCGGTTTCCTTGCCACGCTCACGGCGTGGTGTGAGCACCACCAGATCCCGTACCAAGGCGTGCCTGTCGGCACGATCAAGAAGCACGCCACGGGCAAAGGCAACGCTGGGAAGGAAGATGTCATCGCCTCCGTCACCGCGCGCGGGCACGCGCCGGTCGACGACAACGAGGCCGATGCCCTGGCGCTGCTGCACTGGGCCATCCAGCATCACGACGATGGCCAGGAGGTGTGAAATGAAAGTTCCCACACCCCAGTACCGCTGCCCCCTCGGGCGACTGCAACCCCAGGCCACCGATCTGGACGCCATCAAGGAACGTGGCTGGCGGGATCAGCACATCCTGGTGGTCAACGCATCCGATGAACGTCTGGACTTTATCGAGCGAGAGATCGTGCGCCGCATTGGCGAACGCTTGTACGGAGGGGCTCGTCATGGCTGAGTGGACGATTGAGGATGTGGCGGCCCGCTTCGAGGAGGCCGCCAGCACCGGACGACGCCTGCCCCCTGTGCGTGTGCAGGGCTACTTCAACACATGGCCCGTCATCGTGCGCAAGGAGTGGGAGACGTTCGCAGCCGATGAGCACGTCTACCGACCATTCCCACCCACCCCCGATGCCATCGACCGAATGCTGGAGACGATGCGCTGGGTGCAATGGCTGGAGATCGAGCAGCGCCATCTGGTGTGGATGCGCGCTAAGCGCTATGGCTGGCGAGACATCACGATCCGCTTTGCCTGCGACCGCACGACGGCGTGGCGTCGCTGGCAGCGGGCGCTGGAGATCGTGGCCGAGAAGCTCAACAGCGAAGACATCCGTGCGCCTTCCAAAATCGTAGGCCAAGCAGGGTAATGCTTGCCGCGTTTGTCCTTCGTTTCCTGCGTTTGTCCCTTTTGACGCTCGCCGAGGCCGCAACAAATCACCCCGGTCGGGGGTAGTATTTCAGCTATCTTCTGGACAGCGGTGACAGTTCGGCGAGCGGCCCGAGGCAACAGGGGTCCTTCCTTCCCGAATTGCCATGCGGGGGGCGCGAGCGCGACGCTTTTTTAGCGTCAGGTCGCGGACAAGGTTACCAGTCGGCCAGGTTACCGGCTCCGGTTACCACCCCCAGGCGCAGTTACCGCCCCACCAGAATCTTCATTCAACCAACCCGCCCGGCTGCAACGCTCGGCGGGTTTTGCTTTTGGGATTCCCACTTTGAACACGCTCAACGTCGAGTACCGCAAGGTCGAGGCGCTGATTCCCTACGCCCGCAATCCGCGCACGCACGCCGAAAGCCAGATCGCCAAGATCGCGGCCAGCATCGTCGAGTACGGCTGGACGAATCCGATCCTGGTCGACGGCGACAACGGCATCATCGCCGGGCACGGGCGTTTGGCCGCTGCGCGCAAGCTCGGCCTGGATCAGGTGCCGGTGATCGAACTGGCCCACCTGACTGTCGCGCAAAAGCGGGCACTGGTGATTGCCGACAACCGACTGGCACTGGATGCAGGCTGGGACGAAGAGATGCTGGCCTTGGAGCTGGCCGAGTTGTCCGACGCGGGATACGACCTCGCTCTGACCGGCTTCGAGGAAGCCGAGATCGAGGCACTGCTCACCGGCGCGGTGGCCGTCGCGGATGATGAATCAGAGTCTGAAGCCGACGAGTCTGACGCGGCCGACGACGTGCCGGAAGTACCCGTCATGGCGGTATCCCGCCCCGGCGATGTCTGGGCGATTGGCCCGCACCGCCTGATCTGTGGTGACGCCACCGACCGGGACGTGGTCGCAGCGCTGATGCAAGGCGATGCCGCGCGGCTGTGCTTCACATCGCCGCCCTACGGCAACCAGCGCGACTACACCTCTGGCGGCATCGCCGACTGGGACGGCCTGATGCGCGGCGTGTTCGCGCACCTGCCGATGGCAGGCGACGGTCAGGTGCTGGTCAACCTGGGCCTCATCCACCGCGATAACGAAGTGATCCCGTACTGGGACGCTTGGCTGGGTTGGATGCGCCAGCAGGGCTGGCGGCGCTTTGCGTGGTACGTCTGGGATCAGGGGCCGGGGATGCCCGGCGACTGGGCAGGCCGCTTCGCGCCGAGCTTCGAGTTCGTCTTTCACTTCAACCGGGAGAGCCGTAAGCCGAACAAGATCGTCCCCTGCAAGCACGCAGGCCAGGAATCCCACCTGCGCGCCGACGGGTCGTCCACCGCGATGCGCGGCAAGGATGGCGAGGTGGGCGGCTGGACGCACAAGGGGCTGCCGACGCAAGACACCCGTATCCCCGACTCGGTGATCCGCGTGATGCGCCACAAGGGCAAGATCGGCCAGGACATTGACCACCCGGCCGTGTTCCCGGTGGCGCTGCCGGAATTCGTGATCGAGGCTTACACGGACGCGGGCGACATCGTGTTTGAGCCCTTCGGCGGCAGCGGCACGACGATGCTGGCCGCCGAGCGCACCGGTCGGATCTGCTGCAGCGTGGAGATCGCCCCGCAGTACGTGGACGTGGCCATCAAGCGGTTCCAGCAGAACCACCCCGGCATACCGGTCACCTTGATCGCCACCGGTCAGTCCTTCGAGCAGGTCGCCGTTGAGCGCGCCACCACCCCGGATGCCGAGGTGGTGGCATGAACTGGCTGGCCGACAAGATCGAACAGTGGCCGACCGCCAAGTTGCTGCCCTACGCCCGCAACGCGCGCACCCATTCCGAGGAGCAGGTGGCGCAGATCGCCGCCAGCATCGCGGAGTTCGGATTCACCAATCCGATCCTGGCGGGCAGCGACGGCATCATCGTCGCTGGCCACGGTCGTCTCGCTGCCGCCCAGAAGCTGGGTCTGGAACGGGTACCGGTGGTCGTGCTCGATCACCTGACGCCGACCCAGCGCCGGGCCCTGGTCATTGCCGACAACCGCATCGCAGAGAACGCAGGCTGGGACGATGCGATGCTAAGGATCGAACTGGAAGCATTACAACTCGAAGGCTTCGATCTAGACATCACCGGCTTCGACGCCGACGCGCTGGCTGAACTGATCGCGGGCGACGAGCCGGACAACGAGGGTCAGACGGACGAGGATGCGGTGCCCGAGGTCAGCGAGACACCCATCTCGCGTCCGGGCGATATCTGGATCATGGGCCAGCACCGGCTGCTGTGCGGCGACTCGACCGTGGCCGAGAGCTACGACCACCTGATGCAAGGCGCGGTGGCGGACATGGTCTTCACCGACCCGCCGTACAACGTGAACTACGCCAACAGCGCCAAGGACAAGATGCGCGGTAAGGATCGCGCGATCCTGAACGACAACCTGGGGGATGCCTTCTACGACTTCCTGCTGGCAGCGCTGACGCCCACGGTGGCGCATTGCCGGGGCGGCATTTACGTGGCGATGTCCTCCAGCGAGCTGGATGTGCTGCAGGCTGCCTTCCGTGCCGCCGGTGGCAAATGGTCTACCTTCATCATCTGGGCGAAGAACACCTTCACCCTGGGGCGCGCCGACTACCAGCGCCAGTACGAGCCGATCCTCTACGGATGGCCCGAGGGGGCGACACGCCACTGGTGTGGTGACCGCGACCAGGGGGATGTCTGGAACATCAAGAAGCCGCAGAAGAACGACTTGCACCCGACGATGAAGCCGGTGGAGTTGGTCGAGCGCGCGATCCGCAATTCGAGCCGCCCTGGCAACGTGGTGCTCGATCCCTTCGGTGGCTCTGGCACGACGCTGATCGCAGCGGAAAAGTCAGGGCGCGTTGCGCGGCTGATCGAACTCGATCCGAAGTACGTGGATGTGATCGTGCGTCGGTGGGAAGAGTTCACCGGGAAGCAGGCCACCCGCGAGGCGGATGGCGCGTTGCTTGATCAGGCGGCGAGCGACTCGTCGACGATCTCGCAGTGAATCACGAAGCCCGTCAGGTAAGGCAGGCCGCGCGGGATGCCGTATTGCTTGCTGGTCTGGCGGCCAATCGTCCAGCCCATCCAGCGTTGGGTGGCTGCGTTGATCGCGTCCGCCAGGGCCTTGCCCTCGTAACGCCCGTTCTGGACGTCGTCGGCAAAGTGGCGTCCGTGGCGGCTGTCGAGGAAGGCCCGAACCGATTCGAGCGGCTGGCTGGTGGCGTCCGAGATGGCGGTCATCGCCTGGGGCCATGCGGCGCTGGCGTGTTCGTTCATCGTGCCCCAAAAGCCCCAGGCTTCGTTCTGGGTGGCGGGGATCTGCGTGGTGGTGTTCATCTCTGGCTCCTTCGGGATGATCGTTGCGACACCCGTAGTAACGCGCTGTTCGATTGAGAAGCCAAGCGCCGCTTGGCCTCTTTCTCGATCTTTCTGATCAGGCGATGCGGTACACCCGCTCGCCGCCCTGCGGTTTGTCCGACACGATGGTCAGGCCCAGCTTCTTCTTGAAAGTCCCGGCGAAGGTGCCGCGCACCGTGTGCGCCTGCCAGCCGGTGGCGGTGCAGATCTGGCCGATGGTTGCGCCTTCGGGGCGTTGCAGCATCCGGATCACTTCGGCTTGCTTGCTGTTGTCGCGGGTGCGCGGCTTGGCCTGCGCCGGTGCTGGCGTCCACGTCGCTTCGGCGGTGGCCACAGCGTGCTCCAGTTCGGCATCGACTTCCGGTATCGGCGGGGTGACGTCCGGGCGTTTCATGCCCAGTGCGTCGTAGCCCTCGGCGGCGACGAACCAGTCGGTGCCGTCGTTGGTGATCAGGGCACGGTTGAACATCCCGTCGAGGACCTTCTTGCGCGCGCCGCCTTTGATGTTGTCGGGGAACCAGTCGATCTTGCCGCTGCTGGTGTTGATGGCCTTGGCCAGGATGGCGTGCTGGGCCGGGGTCAGGTTGGTGGTGGTCATGGGCTGCTCCTTCGGGGGTGGTGGATGACGATGTGATGAACGCGCTGTCCGGGACTGAAGCCAAGCGCTTTCTGCTTGGCTTGGCGGCTTTCCCGTCAGTCCTTGGCGATTTCCCCTTCCGTGGCCTTCGGGCTCGATGCGCCAAATTCGACGCCCGCCTTGAAGGCCGCTTCCAACGCGTCCTTGAGGCACCACACCGCCGTGTCGTGGAAGTCGAGGCTGTCGGCGTTGCGGGTTTGCAGGGTTTCGATGCCGAGATGCTTCTGGGCGATGAGTGTGAGGATGGTGTCGATCTGGCTCATGGCGTTTTCCTTTCGGGGTTGGTTGGCGTGACGTGATGAACGCGCTGTTCTCGATGGAAGCCAAGCTCAATCTGCGGACATTACGAACAAATGATTGAAGGTGACGATGGGACTTTCCATTCGCGCCTACGCGCGCCACCGTGGCGTGTCGCACGTGGCCGTGAAGAAGGCCATCGACACCGGGCGGATCACACCGCTGCCAGACGGCACGATTGATCCGGATACCGCCGACGCGCAGTGGGCACAAAACACATTGCAACCCCGCAAGGCGGCAGCGCCGGAGAAGGTCAGTCCCTCGAAGGCGCGCGTACTGCCCGAGCGTGAGGTGCCCGAACCCGGCACCCCACCGTTGTCGACGGGCGGGACATCGCTGCTACAGGCACGCACCGTCAACGAAGTGCTCAAAGCCCAGCTCAATAAGGTGGAGCTGGCGCACCGCAAGAAGGAACTGGTGGATCGGGCGCAGGCCGTGGCCCACGTGTTCAAACTTGCGCGCATCGAGCGCGACGCGTGGTTGAACTGGCCCGCGCGTATCTCGGGGCAGATGGCGTCCACGCTCGGTGTCGATGCGCACCAGATGCACGTGGCCCTGGAGGCTGCCGTGCGCGAGCACCTGATTGAGCTGGGCGAGCTGCGCCCGCGCGTGGATT